AAACGACCCCAACGCAAGAAAAAACGACAGCACAGCGTCATACTGCATAATAGTCGTTTTAGACAGTGTTTCCGGGCCTTTTTGCAATTATCGAGATTTTTCTAAGAAGTTAACAAATGGGCCCGGATCGGATCCAAGATAAAGTGATCCGCGTTCGGAACCAAGTTGAGATGATTAAGAAACCCCTGCAGTACAGGGGTTTTTTGCATTTAGACCATTTGCTCAAGACCCCTGATTTCTCCGTGCCCCCATCGTGCCCCCAAAATAATTCATAGGGTCTATTGCCCTATAGGCCTATTTCACCTATATTCCTCCTGTCCCCGGCGATGACGCCGGGGCGCAACAGGAGATCCAGATGAACCGAGTACAGATCGACGCCCTCGCCACCATCGACCTCAACATCAAGAAGCTCGAGGTCGCGCTCAAGGCGACCGACACTATCCACGCCTGGCTCAACGGCCTCGGCGTGTTCCTCACCGATCCCCGCAGCGTCGAGGCCGGCTATTCGGCCACCGCGCTGTGGAACGCCACGCCGGTCGAGCAGACCTTCAGCGCAGGCTGCCATTTCGTGAACGGCCATAATGAGCGGACACAGCTCACGCGCCGCGCCGCTCTGGCGGAGATCGAGCTAGAGAAGACCCGCAAGGTGCGCGCCGAGCTGGCCAGAATTTTCAACTCAGAAAACGTGGGGTGATCATGACACAGCATTTCGGATCAGCGCTGGTCTGCCCGTGGGCCCTGGTCATGTGGAACGCTGGCTCCTCAGCGGGCCGGCGTCCCGCGACCACCGTCGCCTACATCACCGACGACTGCGGTGATCACTACCTCGGAGGCCTCGTGGAATTCTACCGCAAGCGCTCGACCGTCAAGGCGGTGCGCGACGAGGCCGGCAAGATCGTGCGCTACGACACAGCCACCGAGGGTGATGGCATGCCGCTCTGGCATTTTCGCTTCACGCGCGAGCGCCGGATCCTCAAGGGCAACGTCGTGAGCTTCTTCCCCAACGGCAAGAGCCGTCAGGACGGCCCGACGAAAGCCCAGATCGCGGCGGCGAAGCGCGCCGTCCCGAAAACCCCTTCAGACCCAATCGAACCCTAAAGGAGCCACACTATGGAAATGCTGATGTTCATCGTTTTTGCCATCGTCTACTTCCCGGCAGTCTCGGTCATGGCCTTCATTGCTGCCGCGTATGTTGCGTTTTTGCCGGCGCGCATCTCGCTCAATAGTTCACACCCCAGCTCGCTACCGATCACGATTGGCAGCGCAGGCTTGCTTGGATTAGTCGTCTGGCCTTTCCTCGGTCTGGCGACGGAGGGCGCTCCTGGACATGGCGTAATGAGCCTCCTGGCGATCGTCTACGCCTGGCCATTAGCTGTTGCGTTCTGGCTGGTTCTCATGTTCTGGGCAAAGTCTGTTAACGAAAGGGTGCAATGATGTATCTGATCACCATGTCGAACCGCGCCGGCGAGCTGGACCGCCGCGAGGTCGAGAAGCAGGCCGACATCAAGCGCGCTTTGGTGGAGATGATCCACCAGGTCGCCCACCTCGAGGCCGGCGACACCTTCACCGTCGAAGGCACCAGCGATGTCAAGCACCGAGAGCAGTAGGATGACCCCGAAGCAATACCGCGCCGCGATCGCCGCGGTCGGCCTGTCGCAGCGTAAGGCGGGGCCCTTCCTGGGCGTCCAGGAGCGAGCCTCGAGGAGCTGGGCGCTGGGCGAGAGCCCGGTGCCCGGCGCCGTCGCCAAACTGCTGCGGCTCATGGTGAGGCTCAAGCTCAAGCCGGAAGATGTTGACTAAAAACTGAGCAATTTTCGACACAAAAAGCCGCCCCTGTCCCCAGGGGCGGCTTTTTACTGCCTGGACTTGGCGCAACCATCGGTATATTTTTATACGCATAAGTATGCGCCCAGGAGGATCCATGCCCAAGCTTTTCCCCATCCACATTGAGGTTGAAGAGGTCGCTGTCGGTCGAGTGCTGCACCTGCTGTCGAAGATGCGCGGCGTTGCCAAGCTCAACCTCGACATCGAGCATAAGCCGAACGGCAGCCACGGCCCGTCGGCGGCAAAGGGTAAGCCGCGTCCACAATTTGAAGAGACCGGGCAAGAACTGGTCTGCAACGCGCTCTACAGCAAGCCGCCGATGACGCGCGCGCAGCTCATCCAATATTTTGCCACCAATGGCCGCTCGGGCCACTCAGTCAATTCTGTGCTGCACAAAATGCGCAAGGATGGCGAGATCCAGCTCAAGGATGGCGACTATACCCTGACCGCAAAAATTCGTGACCGCATGCGTCATCGCAAAGCGCGGAAGGAGGCCTGACCATGGCGCGCGTCACCCTGCACTACCGCAACTATCGCTGGATCGACAAAGACCCCATCATCGACGCCATCCGCACCGTGGTGAGGAGCGATGAGCATCTCAAGAATTCGATGGTGCATGCGATCTCAGGCGTGGCAACAGCCACGCTCGACAACTGGTTCGACGGCACCACCAAACGCCCGCAGAACGCAACCATCACCCAGGTGACCGGCGCGCTGGGCTATGTCCGACACGATGAGCTGCGAGCCGATGGCACCGTCGTCGTCGGTTTTCGCAAGGCCCGCGGTCTCGACTGGAGGGAGGAGATCGAGAAGCAGACCAAATTCTTCCTCAAGCACCATCCTGACGCCAAAAAGAAGAAGCAAAAGAAAAAGGCCAACGGCGGCGCAGGTGCCCAATGAATATCGTCATCGGTGACCTCGTGATCCTGTTGGTCATCTACGTCGCCTTCCACTTCGTTCGCAAGTTCTGGTGACACTAACCCAGGCCCGCACATGCCAGAACACCGCCTCGGCGATGCGCCGATCCAGGAGGAATACCGACAGTTGATGAACGCTGTCGCCAAAGGCCTCGATGAGATGTTCAATGGCGAGACCAAGGGCAAGGATCGCAAGACCGGCTTTGTGCTGATGGTGTTCCCGTACGACGATGTCGGCAGCGGACGCTGCAACTACATCTCCAACGGTGCCGATCGCAAAGACGTCGTCACCCTGATGAAGGAGATGATCACGCGCTTCGAAGGCCAACCGGAAATGAAAGGCCGCGCATAATGCAGCTCTCACCCAAGCTCGAGGCATACCGGATCCACGATCGTGCCTATCGCAGCCCAGTCGGCGCGCCCTATGGCGCCTTCTCGGTGCCGGGACCATGCGGCGAGCGGCTCGCGATCCTTGCCTGTGACGCCAGCGATCCTGAAAGCGCTGGCTGGGAGCATGTCAGCGTCTCGACGCGCCGGCGCATCCCCAACTGGATCGAGATGTCGTTCGTCAAATCGCTGTTCTGGAGCGACGAGGAATGCGTCATGCAGCTCCACCCGCCGGCGAGCGCCTACGTCAACAATCACCCGCACTGCCTTCACCTCTGGAGGCCGACGCGCCAGCAGATCCCGATGCCTCCGGAGATCCTGGTCGGCGTCAAGTCGATCGGCATCATCAAAACGGAGGCAGACGCCCGCGCCGCTCGACGCGCGGCAGGCCTCGCATGATCGCTGTCGCATTGCCAGAGCAGCTCCCGCTCCCGAAGGACGCCGTCACGTTCTGGGTGATCTACGACCACCCGCGCGATTTCCGGGAAGGCTTCGTACTGCGCGCGCAGTTTGCCATGCGGACGGGCGACGCCCAGGTCAGCCCTGAAGCCTGGTATGCCGACGATCCCGACAAACTGCGCGCCATCATCCCGCCTGGGCTGACAAGATTGATGCGCTGCGCGGGCGACGATCCCGTCATCATGGAGACATGGCTGTGACGATGGGGCCTTCCATCAAATGCGGGAGCTGCGGCGCCCCGATGATCCCAGGCCCGCGCGGCGGCGCCGCGCAGAATTTCTACTGCACCGATCGCATCGGCTGCCGCCAGGGCGAGAACCTCACGATCTGGCTTGGCGAGGTCATCATGGGTGAGCCGATCGGTGAAGTGGGCGACGAAACGTACGAAATGTACAAAAACACATCAGAGGGAAGCCATGGGAAAAACGCCAACGCAGGCAGACATTAACGTCGGTGGGCGACTGCGTGTCTTTCGTATCAGGGCCGACATGACCCAGACCGATCTCGGCCATGCTCTCGGGCTGACCTTTCAGCAGATCCAGAAATACGAGAAGGGCACCAACCGCATCGGTGCCGGTCGGCTGGAGACCATTGCGAAAATCTTCAAGGTGCCGATCTCTGCGTTCTTCGATGACGAGCGCAATGCAGGTCGCGTCGATCTGCGGCTCAATACGCGGCTGCGGCAAGAGATCTTCGAGCAGCTCAAGATCATCGATGACATCAGGGTCGAGGCCATCGTCCGCGACATGCTGGCCAAAATCATCGGGTCCGAAAAGAGACAAAAAAAGCCGGCGCCCCACTGAAGGGACGCCGGCCAAGTTGAGGTGGAACGCTACCGAGGGCTGACGTAGGCGACGAGCCGGCTGCAGATGTCGCGCTCGTAGGTGCCCCTCTCGTCGGCAACCAACGCCCGACACTGGCCGCGCAGCGCAACGATCCTTGACACATGACCACCGGGACCGCCGCCGAGCGCGCGGCCAGGTCGCCTCTGGACGACGACGGCGCCGGCATGTGCATAGGTATGAGGCAGGCCTGCCCAGGCCAACGCCAGATTGTACTTTGGCGGCAGATTGTAGTGCAGCCGCTGCACCAGGCCGCAGACAAAATGATGCGCTTGTGCCGGGGATCCGGCGAGGCATGCGATGGCCGCGAGGCCAAGGAACGCTCGTCTCATCGATCACTCTCCTCTGTTGCTGTCGGGCTTCTTCACCGCGCAGTCGCGCAGGATCTGCGACAGCAGTTTGCTGTCGGAGATTTCTCGCTCGCGCGCGTTGAGCGCGACGTCGCGCAGCACCAGGACCGCGGTGCCGAGGAACAAGAGATTGATGACGATGAGCGCGAGCGCGATCGGCTGCGCCTTCATGGCATCGGCGAGGCTGTGCAGCGCCTTGGCGCTATGCTCGAGGAGGCCCATTGAGCCTATTGATACTTGATGACGATGATGCCCTGTGCGCCAGGTCCAGCCGGGGCGTTCGTGGTCATGCCGCCTCCGCCACCCGCACCGTAGAGACCACCAGTGCCACCTCCTCCGCCCGACTGGTTGCCGTTAGCGCCACCACCGCCTCCGCCAGAGCCGTGCGTGGCATCCCATTCGGTGCCGGGGCCCCCGTTGCCGGGGCGATTAGCGCCGCCTTGCGTCGAGCCTCCTCCGCCGCCGCCTGCCGTGCCGTTCGTGCCAGCGGCACCACCGCCGGTGCCGAGATGGTTGTTGCCGCCCGCCTGCGTATTAACGGGAGTGACAGATGAACCGCCGCCGCCACCACCACCTCCATCACCGTAAACGCTGCTTGTCTCCGAACCACCAGCCCCGCCATTACCGAATGGCCCACCGGAGCCTCCACCTCCGCCGCCTCCAGCGGATGTTCCGCCCCCTACTGAGCCGCCAGCACCACCGCTGTATTTGGTCGTTCCAGTACCAGACGCCGCCGCGCCACCAGTTCCACTTGCGCTGCTGCCGCCTGGCCCACCGCCCTGCGCTCCAATAGAGGATCCCGCGAGCGCCGTGCCGTTGAACCATGTATCGCCACCGGCTGTTCCGGTGGCTCCTCCCACTCCTACGCCGATGTTGATTACAGCGCCCCGCGTGAGGGTGGTGATATTCGGCGTGATGGAATATCCGCCGCCGCCTCCGCCGCCACCGGATCTGACAGTGCTGGAATTGCCGCCACCGCCCCCACCCGCGATGACCTCAATAGAATTGGTGGTTGTCCAATCGGCAGGGACCGTCCAGGTGCCGGCGCCAGTGGTGGTGAGGAAAATGGTCTGCGGTGTCGCAGGTCCAGAAGAAGTTACAGCAGCGCCTGGTCCCGGCCACGGGATTGACTGACCACCGACCAGCGCGGCGGTCGCCAGCAGGAACAGCAGGCGAGCGAGCAATTTCACCGCACCACCCGCCAATTGATGGTGACCGCGCCAGGTGTGATCGAGGCGGCGGTGTTATTGCAGACCTTGAAATTGACCGTGTTCGCTGTCGGATAGGGGATGATGGTCAGCATGCCGGAGGTGAGCGGAATATACCCCGTGACGGCGGTCGGATCGCCGTTGAATGACGCAATGATGGCATCGGTTGTGAGGGTGCCGGTGGCGGTCGCGGTTTGCGCCGTTGTGCAAGCGGCAGACGCGATCGCACTCGTAGACAGTGCCAGTGCGCCGCTGGCGATCAACTGGGCAAACGCGCCGGAGGATCCGACGTTGACCCCGAGTGCTGTTGCAACGCCGGTGCCGAGGCCTGTGACGCTGCCGATCGCCGGCGCACAAGTGCCTTGCGACGATGCCGTAACCAGGCCCTTGCCGTTGACCGTGTAGGTGACGCAATTTGTCGTGCTGCCGAATGTGCCGACGTTGGCGTTGACGGTCGCCAGCGTTGTCGTGAGCGATCCAGCCGAGGTCGTCACATCGCCCGTTAGCGCGGGGAATTGCGCCGCGCCAAGCGTCCCCGATACATCAGTCCCGAGAGCGACCGCCGAAAAAGCCGGCGCCGTGCCGCCGTGCAGAACCTGCGTTGTGCTTCCAGGAACGACGCAGCTCAGATTTGCCGCGCCCATGAACGGAATACTGCCCGTTCCTGGCGTCGAGCAATTTCGATTGATGAGCGCCCACAGATTGGTCGGCGATGCGATCGCTTGCGAGGCGCTGGAATTTCCCCACACCTGGCCAGAGCCGAGTTGCCCAGTGCCCTGTGCATGCGCGGCGCCGCCCAGGAGAAGCAGCGCGAGAGCGAGCAGTTTTTTCATGGTGAGATGTACCATCCGCCTGTCGAGATCGGGACAAGCTTGAAGCCGCCGTAGTTCGAATTGATCGGCAATGTCGCAAGGCCATCGATCCTCTCGGCCCCGTTGGGTAAGATCGAGATCGCGAAGGTCGCAGCGTTGCCGGCATAATCCTTGACGACGATCGCAACGCCGCCCCTACCTGACGCAGCCGGGAGCTGCACGTTGTTCGCCGCCGGTACTGTCTTGTTGACCAGCAGCACCTGTTCGGTGGTCACGTTGTAGGTGCCCGCCGCGGTATCGAACACCGGCGCCGGTGGCCCACCGCCTCCTCCTCCCGTAATCACAGTCCAGCCGAGCGATTGCCTGCCGTATTGCTGGCCGTCGTTCGGCGCTTCTCCGATGCCGCCACCGCTGCCGCCCAGCGCCGACAGCGGCACCGTGATCCAGGTCTGCGCGACACTGTCCCAGACCAGAACGTAATCGGTCGCCAGACTGCCAGGCGGCGGCGTCTGCGGCGGGATGCCGGCAACCGACAGCCCGATAGACCAGATGCCGTTCTTTTTGCTGACGATGACTGGTCCCGACGACTGCACGAGCGTCGGGAATGGCACCGGCACATTGACGCGGGTGTCTTCGACCATGCTCATTTAGATGTACTGCCCGCCGGTTGCCGTTGCGCCGGCAATGGTGCCGGGGAAGTAGTTCGCGCCGCCGGCGTTGGTGTAGACGACGGAGTTTCCCGTGACGTAATAACGAGTGGACGTCACGGTGTGCCCGCCAAGCGCATAGGTCACAGCGTAGGCGCTGACCAACCCGAGACTGTCCGCGCTGGCGAAGATGGAGATTGCGACGTTTGCAGAAATCGTGACCGCGATGCTCGACAAAAGGATCTGACCACCCTGCTGGGCAAACATATGAGAATACGCACCGCCAGAGATCGTGTAGGGCGTGGTCACCGAAATGCGCCCGCCCGCGGTCGCATACATATGATCGCCGGCGACTACGCCGAAATTCACATCACCGTTGAGAACAACAAGGACGCCATAGCCCGACGCGATAATCCCATGACCGCCGGTTGACGTAAGGGTCACACCCTGAATGGACACCGTCACTGGAGTGCTTGGAGCAATCAGGAAGCACTGAGACGCGGGAACACTGATCGTCGTGGTGCCAGAGCCGGCGCCGACAACGAAGATCGTGCCCGTGCCAACGGGCGCTAGAGCCGAACTGATGCCGCCCGTCTCTGTGCCAGCCGCGAGGTTGATGCTGACGTTTTTGTTGTTGAGATCGTAACCACAAACAACGCTCCACGCCTTCAGAAGGGTGGCGAAGGCCGTTCCGGCTGTTAGGCCGTTGTTGCCGTCGTTGCCTGTCGATGGATTGACATACAAGGAGAGGTTCGCAGTCAGAGCTGGTCGGCTCGGCAGCGGCGTCCCGGCAATGTCGGCGTAGGTCGGCTGCGTCAGGGTGACGCTGCCGTCGTTGTTGATCGAGTAGACCCATTTGTGCGGCGCGCCTGGGTTCGCATAAAGGCCACCGAGGACCGTGAGGCTCGGTGGACCGTATGCGCTGCCCGCAAGCCCGATTGTCCAGATACCGTTCTTCTTGGTGACGGTGACCGGGCCAGAGCCCTGCACCAGTGTCGGAAACGTCACCGGCGTATTGACGCGGATCTTGGGGATCCTCGCCATCAGTTGGTCACCCCACCCCACAGGATCGGCAGCGTGGCGAGGAAGATCTGCCTGGTGCTGACGCTATCGGTCAGCGTCAGGGCACAGCCGTAAGTGTCGGCGGTGAGCGCGCGCATCTTGCTCTCGGGGATGTCGATCTGCAGCATCCCGACATCGATGATCGAGATGTAATTGGCGAGCGAGCCGATGATGACCGGCTGCTGGTTGCTGACGCCGACGTCGAACCATGCCGTGTAGCCGACGGCGCCAGGTTGCCAGTTCGGGCCGACCTTGCGGATCTCGAATTGAAACGTGAAGCCGATCTGGACGACGAGCGCGCCGGTCGCGATCGCGTAGCTCAAGACATATCCCGACATCGTGTTCTTGCCCGTCGCCGTGTCGGCAATCGTGATCGGATCGCCGCCCTGGATGGCAAGACCTGGCGCCACGGTGAGCGCAAGCGCGGAGAGCTGCGCGTTGACCGGGAGGGCCGGGATGGTGAGCTGCGTTGCCGAGGTGGTGACGATCGCCCCGTCCTTCACGGTCCAGGCGTTTGAGGTGAAGGCCTGCCCGGTCGCGGTCGAGGCGCGCACCAGGTCGATCGGTTCGAAGGTGTCGTCGTCGTAGATCCCCATCGAGAGGATGAGATCCTCGCGATTGGAGAACTGCTGCAGGTTGATTGGGTTCTGGTACATCAGAGCTTTTCGTACCAGGTGCCCAGCATGAAGGGCTGCGTGACGTTGTGCGAGCCGCCGCCGGCGTTGCTCGTCGTGGCGACAGTGACGCCGGTCATGCTGCTGGAGGTGGTGCCGGTTCCGGCGGCGTTATTCCCGCCGGCCTGATAGCCGGCGCCGCCTGGGCCAACCAAGTTCGGAGTGAGCGTGTGAGTGTGCCCAGGATCGGTGACCGTCGATGTCAAGGTGAGGATCGCCGCTTCCGCAGCGATCAGCGTGTGGACCGCCTCGCCGCCGATGCCGCCTGGCGTCGTCACGGTGTCGCCGGCCCCGGTCATGTTTTTGGTCTGCAGGATCCCCGCAGCCGTCGTGCCCATGTCATCGAGACCGGCGAGGACGCGCGCGCGCATGTCGGGCAGCGCGATCTGCTTGTTGGCGCCGAAATCAGCGAGCGCCGTTCCGCCTCGCCCGCCGGCGACCGCGCAGTGCGCGTTCGGGCAATTCGTCCACAGATAGACGTAGAGGTTCTGCGTGTCGGCGTTGGCGCGACCTGTAGCACCCGAGGTGGCGCTGCCGATGGTCTGGCCGTTGAGCTTGACCCAGCCGGTGAGGAATTCAGTGGTCAGCCGAAACTTGATGTCGCCGGTCGCCGCGATCGTCGTCGGATCGACCGTGCCGCCACCACCACCGCCGCCAGAGGACGGCCCGATCACCAGCATCGAGGGGTAGTCGAACTGGACGACGCCGGCGACGTCGGTCAGCCGCACATGCACCGAACCGTCGGCCAGGTAGAACATCGGCAGCCGGCCCGTGCTGTCGCAGGTCACCGGCCAGGGCAGGATCTGGGTTAGTGCGGTATCCTGGTAGGCATATTGGGGAGAAGCGACCGTTCCGACGACGTAGATCGAGAGCTGGCAGTTGACGAGCGGCAGCCCGTTGGCATTAAACTGTTGCACCAGCGCTACGGGAATGGTACCCGCGGCAAACGCCTGCGTAGCAAAGCACAGCGCCGCGATTACGGAGAGAAACCGTTTCATGAGTGCCTACCGATCTGGGGAGACGCGGATCCTGAACGCCGCGTTTTTGCTTTACTTCACGCTGATCTGGCTCATCGTGCCACCGTGGTGGTCATTTTGTTGGCTGCTGATCGGCGCGAACTGGCTGGGTGCCCTGCGTGGCATTCAGCAGCTCTTTAGGCGAGACGTTGATGCCGTAGCTCCTGGCGGTCCTCGAGAGATCGATGCTCGCCCTTATCATCGCCGTGCCGGCGATCGCGCCTGGCCGTTGCTTGAAGGCGAGCGAGGCTCGGGCCCATCGCGCCATAGCGGCGGCGGTCGCTGGCCGAGCCAAAATGCGCGCGGTGCCATAGGCGCCAACCGCCGCAGTGACGGCGGTGACGGGCTCTACCCAAGACAGGTGAGCCACGCCCGCGGCGACGGCGCCGAGGGCAGCAGCCGCGACATTGTGCGAGCTGGTGCCGGATACGTTGGCGAGTTTCCCAGCTTCGCTGAATGCCTTGCTGACGCGATGGATCTCATCGAGGAACGGCAGCAAATTATCCGAGCCGGCGCCGCCGAACAGCGCGGCCTTCCCTTCCTTCGACAAATTACCATAGTCAGAGAAGAACCGCGGCGGGCTGAAATTCCCCGCCTTGTCGCGCCCGAGGCGCGCGAGCGCATTTGACGCAACCTCGGCCCAGGCCGATTTTGGCACCGCAGTTCGCGCGCGAAGCAGCGTCTCGATGTCTGCCGTCGGCCCCTTGCCGGCCATCCTGGTGATGGTTGCTGCAATGCCTTCGCTGCTGCGGCTCTCGGGTCCGAGAACCTTGGCGATGCTGTCCTTCCAGGCGGCTGCGTTTTTCGCCAAGGTGTTGGCGTAGTTGAACGCATTGGCCGCATCTTTGCCGCCGGCTTGGGCGACTGAATTTTTCAGATCAGCAGTGAGCCCTTTGTAGAGCCGCCGCAGCTCAGTTTGCGACATGCCCTCGGGGAACGTCCCAGTGTCGATCATTTCGCCGATGCTGCTGCGAAGGCTTTTGATGCCCGTATAGCTGAGACCCTCTGGCCGCGTGACGCCCTCGGAGACTAATTTCACCGCAGAGCTGTACGGATCCATGGCGCCGGCCTGGCGCTCGGCCATGATGTCTGACACAGCCTTGGTCGTTGCGGTGAGCGGCGTCGTGACATTCGGATCGACCAGCGCATCGACGCGATCATAGGCATCGCCGACGACCTTTTTAATTGCCGGCTTGAAGCCGGTCTGAATGCCTTGTGAAAATGCGGCGCCCGCTTCAGCCGGATTTGCGGCACCGAGCGCAGATGCGGTCCTGGTGACTGCGCCCTCGGTCTGGTTTGAGGCGTTCTCGATCGCGCGGCTCAGAACGCTGCCACCCGGCGCCTTGCTGACGACCTGGCCGAGAATGCGCGTGAACGGACTTGGATTTGCGATTGCGCTCGGCAGCGCAATGCCCTGCCTCTGAGCTGCTGCCGCCGGCGAGATCGCAGCCTGCGCTTCCGGCGATGCCCGCGTCCTCACGCCTGGGATCGCAAGATCGCCGGCGCGGATCGCTGGATTGATCGGCGAGAGAACCTTCGCAGCCTCCCAGGCCCGCCCTATTCCTGCATCCGACATCGGATCTACTTTGCCGGCCTGCACATCGCCCGGCAGGGTTGCTGCGCTCCAGAGCGGCTTGAGAATGTCGCCGACGATCGAAGGCCCTGCCGGCGGATGCTCCCAGAGGTTTTTGACACGATCAACAAAGCCCGGCGCCGCCAGCCGCGCCCCCAGCCGATCGACAGGGCCCGGCTCCGGAAGCGGCGCCGTGTCGGGGTTTGGCACATATTCCGGCATCGCCGTGACGGCTGCGCCATCCTCCGCATCTGCTGCGGCAGCAGGCGCGGCCTGCGGGACGTATTCCGGCATCGCCGCCGCAGCGGCGCCGTCGGCGCGATTTACAGCAGGGGGCTTGGGGTGAACGGTGACCTGCAGCGGCTGCGACTGCGGAGGTGCCTGCGGAGGACCGCCGAAGGACGGCAGGTTGATCGGCGGCAGACCAGGCTCGTTGCCGGTCCCTGGAGCAACACCATAGCTGTCGCTCATGTCTGCCCCGGCTGCAGCATGCCTTGGCCGGCTGGTTGAGCTGGTTGAGCTGGTGCCTGTCGAGGCGCCGGGATGGGAACGACGTAGCGCCCCGTCTGCGTTCTCACCGGCTCGCCCGGCCTGACACCCATCGACGCTGCCCAGGCCGCAACCTTTTTCGGATCGTTGAAGGCCGGCATTGTCGGCGCGCCAAGTAACGCCGGCTCGGCCATCTCCGCCTTGGTAAACGGTGAGTTGGTTTGCATGTAATTCGCGAGATGCTGATCCCAGCCGGCATCGAGATAGCCGTGTGCGGCTTTGTAGGTGCGCGCCTCCTGCGCGACCTTGCTTGACAGTTCACCCATGCGCGACTGCACATTGACCAGGAAGCGATTGCCGCCAAGGGTCGTTTCCATTCCCGGTGACGCCTGCTGCGCGAGATCCGCGTATTGCGCGAAGATGCGGCCCGATTGTGAGCCAGCCTCCTGCATCTGATCTCTCATTACATTCATTTGGCCTAGAACGCTGGATGCCCTGACCTTTTGCAGAGCCTCTTGCATCATGGCGCCTTTTTTGTCGCCGTAGATTGCAATGAGCTTGTTCACATCAAGACGGGCCTCTGCACCGATGCCGGTCCAGGTACTCGGATCATTGACCACCGCCTTCGCAATATCATTGTAAGGCTTTAGGTCGCGCTCCCACTGTGTCGCCTGGGATGTGATGCCGCCGTAGGCCAGCTCGCCGCGCTTGATGTTGCTCTTGACCAGTTCGGTTTGCGCGGTGGCGCCGCTGCTGACATTTTTTTCCTCTGTCGTCTGCTCTTGCTGTTTCGCGATCTGCTCGCGCAGGAGCTTGGCCTGCGCCATCTGCCCCTCGGCGTATTTTTCGAGCGCGGCTGCTGCCGGACCCTGGCCCTCAAAACCGCCGATCGAAGCAGCTCGTCGGGAGGCTACGTTTGCGTTGTTCTCAAACTGCCGCGCCCTCGCCTCAAGATCGGAAGCCGCCGGAGCCCGCAGTGCAACGCCGCCGTTCTGAAACGGCGTGAAGGCCTGATCGGCCCGCTGCGCGAAGGTCTGCGGCGCGGGCGCCGGCTGGCCCGCGGTACCGCCGGTCGGCGTGAAGCCTGGGTTGCCGTTAGCCGAGTTGATGAAGCTCGCCACCCTCTTGCCTGCTGGGCTGTTCGGATCGACCGTCGTAAAATCATCGATGCCGAGACTGCCTTTGGCGACCTTCATCACATCGTCAAATCGGTTTGGATCTTTGAGCCCTGCGCGCACGATATTGGTCAGCGTGTCCGGCTGCGCCGCGGCCTGCGGCTGCTGCTCGGGAGGCTGCACACCAGTGCCGCCAGCGCCGGTGCCACCGGGAATTCCGTGTTCCGGCACCGCCGGCCTCGCCGTCGGCGGCGCATATCCGGTGTCAGGCTGGGCGCCTGGTGTGGTGCCCCCTGCGCCGATTGCGCCGGCGTTGCCCTTGGCGATCTGCTGCTCGATCTGCAATTTCATCAGCGGCTGCGCGGCGTCGGCACCGCCGAGACGCGCCAGCGTGTCGGCCATCGAATTGATGTCGAGGTTGCCGTTCTCATCGCGCGGCAGGCCATCCTTGAATGCGCTCTGCAGCGCCAGCGTTCGCTTCTGCTGGGTGCCCTGGAAATAATCGTTGGCGAGATTGCCGAGCGGCGCAAAATTCACCAGCGGCGCAGCATAAGACGGCGCCGCCGGCGCACCGGGAAGCGAGACGTTGTCCCAGGCTGCCATCAGTAGATCCCCTGGCCACCGTATGGATTGGCGCCCGTCCCGCCAGGTGTCCCCTGATTGCCCTGCGGCTGGCCGAAATTACCGAGCAGCGCTGCGAGCCGCTGCGCGAGCGGCAGTTGCGGCTGGATGTTCGTCGGCTGACCTTGGATTGGCCCAAGCAATCGCTGCTGCTGTTGACCTGGCAGCGGCTGCTGTTGCTGCTGCTGTTGTGGTCGCTGCAGCAGGCTGCCGAGCTGCGTTGCTAAATTCGAGCCGAAATTCGGCGCTGGATTGTAGTTCGGCGCCGCGACCGGATTATCCCATGCTGCCATTTGGTTTCTCCTATCCGAGCATGCCGAAGAGGCCGCTCGCGAGCTTGCCGCCGCCCATCAGCGCGCCCCAGATATTGGCCGATGCATTGAGGCCGGCGAGATCGGAGCTGGCCTGCGCGTTGCCGATGCCGACATTGGTGCCGTAGTCGATGTTGGCCTTTGTCGTGCCGGCGCCGAGCTGCTGGTTGCCGAGTGCGCCCTCGAGGGTGCCGATCTGGCCTCCGGTGTTGACGCCGGCGGTGAGGAACGGCTGGAGCTGCGAGGCGTAGTTGTTGTAGTTCTGGCTCGCGAGGCCGGCGGTGTAGTCGGCGATCGCCTTATCGACATTGCCGGATGAACCGCCGCCGCCGAAGCCTTGAGCTGCGTTGGTGCGCTGGACGTTCTGTGTCCCCTGCCCGAGCGCAAACTGATAGCCCGGCAGGTTCTCCATCGTCTGCTGCATGCCAGCGCCGCCTTGCGGGCCGAAGCCGAGCAGGTTGGCGAGCTGATTGGTGCCAGCCGAGGTTGTCGCGTAATTCTGGGTGAGCGGAGCAAGGCCTGCGGCGTAGCTCGTCTGCAGGTTTTGCAAGCCGGTATTGACGTCGCCCGTCGCAGCCGTCTGACCAGCGCGAAGCGCATTGATCTGATCCTGCGCCGCCTGCTGCTGATCGCCAGTGCCGAAGATGTCGAAGAGGCCCATGGTGGCTCCGCTAAGTCAGTTTGTAGGGAGTGGCGACAACCTTCCAGTTCGCCGCCGTGAGAATAAAAGATCCGTGTGTGGCTATATCAACGAGTGCTGGAAGGTTCGCTTGGACAGTGATGGCTACGTTCGCTGCGTTTGCAAAAACGACCGGAGGATTGTTGAAAGTAATGAACGCCCTGTCTCCAATGCCGTAACCGTGTTCTGCCGTGATGCACTCCAAGTACCAAAGAACAGCATTCGGCGTAGCTCCCAATGCGTGTGCCGCGCTCGCATTTCCGTTGGCTGCAATCGGGTTCATCACCGCAGCCGTTCCCGCAACCAAACGCCCGGGAATGCTCGGCAGGTTGAGGTTGGTGATGAGGCTGCCGTCGCCTGCCGGATATTTCGGCCCTGGTGCCCAGGTGATCACCTGGCCAGCGGCGGATCCTTCATTGCTGACGTCGAGAACGGGGTTACCGTTCTGCTTGAGGACCGGCCAGTCCCAGGTCGGCGATTTCAAGAGCTGATCGACTGCCTTCTGCCAGAAGCTCTGCCGATCGGTCGGGTTCTGGTCTCTGATCACCTGCGTGGTGTTTGCCGGCGACAATGGTGTCTTGATCGGCGGCATTTAGAATTTCCGCATGTCAGTCGATTGCTTGGCGCCCATGAAGGAGACGAACACCTGCGCGCTGATCGTCCAGCGCCACATCACGCCGGTCGAGCCCGTCATGCCGCAATTCTTCACCGAGATGCGGTGGTTGGTGTCGCCTTGCTTGCCGAGCGCTCGAACCCAGGGGTTGCTCCAGTTGGCGCCGCCGTCGGTCGAGATCTCGATCCCAACCTGCGGATCGACCATTTCCGGCGTCGGCGTGATGTCGGTGACCGTGCCGCCGGAGACATAGGCATTGTGGAAGACGCAGCCCTGCAGCTCGAGGTGCGTTGGATCGATCACGGTCGCAGTCCAGTTGCCGTTTGCCTCGACGGTGCCGGTGATGCCGGCGACGACGACGGTGTCGCCGGTGACGACGCCTGACGTCGCGTTGACCCCCAGGCGAACGATGCCGAGGTTGCCGGCGACGGCGCCAGTGACGTTCATCAAGAGCGAGCGCTGGTTGCGCCCGACGCCCACCGTAAATTCAAAATCCGCCCGCGCGATCCTCATGCGGTTCGGAAAATCCTCGACCGGCGCGCTCCAGAGCTGGCAGCTCAGTGGATTGTTGACCTCCGTGCGGTTGGTCTGATCGACGTACAACAGATTGCCACTGAGCATGTCGCCGCAGAGCCACTTGCCGAAGGCCGGATGGCCGCGCGCGGCGCGCCAGCGTCCGAAGGATCCATTCGGCTGCAGGCTCTGTCGCTCGTTCCATTTCTGCGTCGACAGATTAAATTCCCAGCTCCAGGCCTGCGACGACAGCACGAACATCTTGCGGCCCGAGACGATGTAGCAGCCGGCATCGACCTTGTTGCCGGTCTTGACCTGGGTCTCGATCAGCCGATCGAGATCGGGCGGCGAGATCTTCAATGGCGCAAGGCTGCCGGGGACGAGCTGGTAGACGCCGTAATCCTGCGCCACCCAATGCAGGACGCCGAAGCCGTCTTCGAAGCCGGCGATCGCGTTCTCCTGGATCAGTCCGAATTCCATGACGACCAGGCGGCTGTAGGGGAACGCCGGATAAGGCTGCGCGGTGTCCTGCCACACCTCGGTCGCCGATGAGCAGAACACGAACAACAGCCCCGAGAAGGCGATCGTTCGCATCAGCGTGTCCGATGACTTTGCCTGCACCGTCGTGAAGCAGAGCGCGTTCATCGTCAGGGCGTTGATGTCGGTCGCGAACACGCGCCGATCGGCGATGCCGAAGATCAGATAGCCGTCCTGGAAGCAGACCGATTTCGGCTGCGGCAGAATGCCGGCGGCGTTGTAGGCAACGACCGCGCCGCCATCGAGCCGGAAGGCTCCGTTGTCGATGTCAACCGCGATGACGTTGGGCGAGCCAGCGTTGTTGCGCGCGATGCTCACGCCTCTCGTGCCTGGCAGGACGCCCAGGAGCGCGACGACGCCGTTGATGTCGGCGGTCAGCGCCTGGGCGGCGAAGACCTCGTAGGACAGGTTGGCGACGATCAAGCCGCCGCGGTAGCCGGTCTGGGCGGTGATGGCGTGGATCGAAAGACCTGGCCCCGATCGCCAGACGATGTCCCCTTTTACCGGGATGCCGGCCTGCGCCGGCTTTGTCGAGCCGAGCGGCTCGGCGTAGACATTGATGAGGCGCCCAGCTCCCTCCTGCGGATCCGCGCCGGGGAAGCTCGACGTCGGCCACGGGATCTCGACTGGCGCATCGCCTGTCGCCATCAGAAATACTCGGTCCTCTGCACCTCGTAGGTCGCCCGCCCGCGCGCCATCTTCTGCAGGCTCAGAGCGGCTGCGCCGGTGCCTGGCGGATGGCCGAGGCCTTTTTGGGTGTAGCCGGCGGCATCTGCCGTCGAGGCGCCAAATTTCGCGGAGCAGAGGTCGCAGACGATCGCGGCGAGATCATCGAAATACTGGCCTGGAATGCTGCCGCCGGCGGGCCCAGGTTGACCGCGATCGGGGACGAAGACCAGCTCGAGCCCCTCGAGCTTGCGGAAGATGCTGTCGATCTCGTTGTCGATATAGACGACGTCCTCGACATCCGGCGCCTGGTTCGATGCGGCAGCGCCGAGCTTACCGAGCGCGGCGGTGATCAGATCGGAGCGGGTCCGGTATGCCGAGGAGACGGCCATCAGGCTGCGGCCTTCTTCAGCTCTTCAAAGCGCTGTTCGTAGAACGGGCGCAGGAAACGCACGACGTCGCCGTCGTCGTGGACGCCGAGGCGCTCGCGCATTTCGCTTTCGGCCTGCCAGCGCTCGCCCAGCTCATCCGGCGACAGACTGGTCGCAAACCAGGCCTGCGCCCAACTGCGATACTCTTCCGCCTTCTGCGGCAGCCGCGGCTTGCCTCTCTGCGGCGGCGCCGCCTGCTTGGTGCCCTCGACATGAAAGTAAGGATTGGCGCGCAGGTGATCGGAAAGCTTGATCTTGCGCTCGACACCCATGCCGCGCTCGATATCGTTCTTGTCGCGCGAGACGACGCGCTCGATGATGTCGATGACGAGATCATCTGGCACATCGACCGGCTTGTTGGCTGAAAACTTGATGGTGACCGGCATGCGATCGGCCAGCCTCGAGCCGGTGATCGAGGTCTCGATCGGATCGCCGTTCTCGAGCGGCGTGTAGGTGACTTTGGTCATATTGCTGTTCCTTGAGGTTCGCTGCAGACGAGCGGCGTCGGATTGTATTTCGGATAGGGCCCGGTCAGATCCGGATCGTCGCGCCATGCGCCATTGCGGCGGATCTGGTAGCAGCCGCAGTGGATGCACCAGCGCCTGGCGCCGACCTCGATCCAGGGATGTGTTGAGAAAAGTTCGGCGCGGCCCTGTGAGCCGCGCCGCATTGATCAGCAGCCTGGTGCCGTCGAGTTCTGCGGCACAGTCTGGCAGGAGCCATCGTTGGGGCCGAAATATTCAACGATGAGCGATGCGTTGCCGGCGCTCGGCGCTGCGCCGGTTTGGGTATAGGTCACGAAGATGTCGAAGCCGCCATTGGTGCCGGTCTGGGTGGCACCGTTGCCGGTTGCAGCCGTGCCGATGTTGGCGGCGACGACCGTCAATGGCAGACCGGCGGTCGCGGCGTGGACCGTCTGCGCGGCGACGATGTTGACGCCGCCGGAAGAGGTGCCAAGCCCGATCGTGTCGGTCGTTCCTGAGTTGAAGGCCGTGTAGACCTGCTGGTAGGCCCGCACGATGAAGGCATTGTAGGGCACCGCCCCGACCTTCACCGAGCAAGTGCCGGCAACCAGGGTGCAGCCGTTGTAGGGGAACGAGAAACGCAGGTAGTGCGTCTGTTGTGTGTTGAATTGCCGTGGCGGATAGCTTGCCGGCACGACGAGCGCATAGACAAGAGCAGTTGCTCCAATCAATGCACCGATAGCGACCGAGAAGATCGCGAGGGGGCGCGAGAACGAGCGCATTGTGGTGAGCCTTTCTATTGTGAGGAATGGGAAGACGCGGCGGCGTCACGACGCCGCCGCTGTTATCGATCAGGTATCAGCCGGGCTGTAGAAGATGCCCGTGTAGATGCCCCACTCCTTGTAGTTGCCCGCGGGGTTGAGCTTGGCGATCTTTTTCAGACCGTAAGCCATCTGCACACCAACGCCGCGGTAGAACTGATAGTCGTCCTCCTTGAGGAAGGTCGGCATCGGCATGCGGCCCCAGCACCATGCGATCGCGCTCTGTCCGCACAGAAACATCGGCGCCACCTGGATGCCGCCGGTTCCTGCTGTGGTGTAGGTGACCGGCAGACGAACGGTGAGTTCGGGGATCTCCCGAATGATCATGCCGTTGTACATCAGGTCGCCGTCTTGGAAGAGCGGGTTCTTTTCCATCCCGTCGCCTTCACGAGGCCGAGCCTGCGTATTGGCGTTGATGATGGTCGTGTCGTTCTGCAGATCGCGGAACGACAGCGAGTTCGCGAACACGACGAAGTATTCGCGCCCGTTCTTGAGCTTGTAGGGACGAATGCGCGGGTTCGCGAGCTTGGCGAGGCGCTTCATCTTGTTGAGCGAGGCCGCGGATGCGCCCATCGCGTTGGTGATATTGGCGCAGGAGGAAGCAAAGTTGCCGGCAACCAAGTTGCCCTGGGCACCGCCGAATAGAACGCGATCGGCGTTGTCAGTCGTCCAGGTGTTACGTTGAGCTGTGGTCGCCTGGTCGAACAGCGCGCCGTTGACGCGCTGACCCTGGTTGGAGCCGAGCCCTGCCGGCGCGGTCGAGGCGAGCGGCACCGTGTAGAGGGTGTCGCAGATCTCGTCACGCTGCAGTTCCTTGCCCCAGTCCTCGAGCAGTGGGCGGGCTTCGCCGAACAGATCGATCGATGATTTCTGCTCTTCCGAGGCCGCAATCTTGACGGCATTGCGGGCCCAGTCGATCCAGCATCGATCGCCATAGTTGTCGATGTTCTCTTCGTTGCCGACCAGAACGCCGGTCGCAACTGGTTGGTTCTTGAGACGGGCGATGAGCGGGATGTTGATCTGCTCGCCGCCTTTCTTTAGGTCGTTGATGACGCGAATGATCGCGGTCTTCTCGGAGCCGATGTAGGGGGAGAAGAGATTTTCGCGGATGTATTCCCGCGTCATCTCCTTCCGGAAGAAGATCAGTTTGTTGTTAGTTTGGACGGTCGAACCAGCGACAGCCATGATGATGGCCTTTCAGGTTCAGGCCTCCTGTGTTTTTTGGGGAGGCCTATCGAGTTGCATACTCGAAGGCCGACTTGTCGCTCGGGTCATAGAGATCGGGATCCTCGACTTGATGCGTGGATCCCGTTTGACTGTTGAGCGAAGGCGGCAATCGAGTGGTGGTGCGTGGCCGACCTCCGTCGCCACGCCTCGCCGAATTGCCCGCCGCCTCGACCACCTTGGCCAGGAACGCCTCATCTTTGAGAGCGTCAGCCAGGATCTTCTCGCGGTATGCGGCAGGATCGGCGCCCACTTCGCGGACTGCTTGCCGTTCCCCATGCCAGCGCATCAGCGCCTTGCCAGGGTTCGGAGCGCTCCAGACCGAGCGAACCGTCGGGCTTGCGCCGAAGCGCTGCATTTCGGCTCGACCGACGTTTTGCAGCTCGTTGTAGGCCGCGGTGAATTTGTCGCCGTGTGTTTCGGCAGCGTCAGAGAGACTGCCTTCGACAAAGCGCATTTCCGCGGTCTGCACCGCTGCAGCGACTGTCTGTCTGCCGAAGCCGACAGGGTCACCAAACGGGTCTGGTTGCTGTTCTTGCTCTTGCTGCGCTCGCTGCGGAGGTGCAGTGAGCCGCGCTTGGAGTTCATCGAGACGACGCGCCTGCTCGGCCTGAGATTTAGCGATCTCATCGAGCCTGCGCTCGCGATCAGCGAGCTGCTGCTCGGCCTGGGTGCGCTTGAGCGTCTCCTCGCGGAGACGGCCCGAGGGCACCATGCGCTTGTCGTCGGCGGCAGGAGCGAATTGCCCGGTTTTTTCGTCTCTGGGCTTTTCGCCGTCGCCGGCTTTGGCTTCCTTCTCACCTTCGTCGTCGGGCTTGGTCTCGGTTTCCTCACCAGGCTCTTCTTCCGTGGTGCGGCCCTCGAGGTCGTCGCCCTGTTCCTCTAGCGATCGGTCGCCGTCGTTATCGAGCGGCTTTGCACCGCTGCCTTCATCGAAAATTTCCTTTTCGGTGTCGGCAATGGCCTCGGCCAGTCCAAGTTCGTCGGCAGCAATAGTCCGCGTTGCCATTTCTGGCCTCCATGTTCTCGTTTCGCTGAGATGCGTGTGCGCCGGTGTCGCCCGGCGGGGGCGTGGCGCCGCTAGTGCTTACGAGGCGGTGCGTCTCGTTCCCCTGTATCGCCGGGGAGAGCGAAAGCGGTTGGCGATCGCCAGCAAGCGAGCGGGATCGACCTTGTGATCTTGTGCGAGCAGCTCTTGCTGGCGCCGGCGCCGCCAGGTCTCGAGATCGCGGCGCAGCGCGTTGGCGTTATTGCCGCAGCCGGCGTTGATCATCTCGGCAACGATGGTATAGCCGTACTCGTAGACCAGGGCGCGCATCGGCGCCTTCATCCGATCGAGGCTTTGCATGTGCGGATAGTCGTCCGACACCACCTCGAACGGCACTCTCTTCTTTCTAGCCGGCCTTCGCATGAACGGGCTGCCTTGCAAATAAAACCTTGAGCAGGTCGTCGATGGGCCGCAGTTGCTTTTGCTCAACCCAAAAGGCCGCAGCGCGCTCGTTTGGGCTTTCTATCGAGCCGATCCTTTTAGCGTCGTTGCCGAAGATCCAGCCCAGCAGGCGGAAGTGTCTGGGGATCTCGTAGAGCGCCAGGACGTAAGGCAAGTGCAAATATCTGTCAGTGCCGCGCACAATAAGACGATGGCCTGGATCTTGGATCGAGCGGACCTCGATGCAGTTGCCAACGTCTGGGAATTCCATGCCGCCACCGCCGCTCCAGCACAGATTGAAATGGTAGGACACCGCCAGCTCGGCCATGGCGCCGATGATGTCGCTCTCCCAAGTGCCAGGCTTCATAAAATTCACGCCGGCAACGGCACCCATGTTGTCTTGGATGGCTCTGATATGCCGTGCAATGCCGACGTTGGCGGCGACAAGCAGATCCCTCGTTGTCAGCTCAACCCTGATCACGGGAACGGGATCGCGTAGCCCTGCACGGTCAGCGCGGCGTTGGTGTTGCCGGCGCCGAGCGAGGGGAACGAGACGACGATGGCGACGTTGGGGCCTGTCGCCGGAATACAGGGCGTAAAATCATCCTGCAGCGGCGGGTTGCCCAGCGTGGCGCCGGCGACAGAGACGTAGACGTAGGTCGCGGTGCCGCCGTTGAGGCCGGTGATCGTCCCCGTGACGACGGTGGCTGCAGTCGAGCCCGCCGAGGTGAACTGGAAGCCGCACAGCAGGTTCAACTGGCCTGGCTTGGCGGGAAACGTGACGCTCGCCACAGCGGCAGCGACATTGCCCGACGACAGCGTGATGAGCTGCGCCGGCTTGGCGTTGTTGTCGGCGGCGTGTGCCACGCCAACCGAGAGCGCGAGAGCCAAGAGAATGCGTTTAAGCATGTTGGGTGCCCTTTTGCTGTGGCCGCTTCGACATCGCCTGCATTTTTTGGTGGTGTTCGGCGGTTCTGGCCTGTGATTTCATCGCCAGCTCGACCATGCGATCGCGGTGTTCGGCCTGCTTGAACTGCATCTCGAGCTGCAGATGCTCTCGCTCGGCTGCGGCCTTGTTGGCGGCGAGCTGCGCGTCCTGCTCGCGCGCCATGGCGTCCTGCCTGGCGTTGAAGATCTCGGCCTGGGTCTGCATGTTCGCCTTCTGCAGCTCGACCTGGTTCTGCTGCGCCTGGTTCTGCGACTTGAGCTGCTCGGTCTGCACCTTGGGGTCCGGCGGCTGGTTCTTCGCGGCCTGCTGCAGGACGCCGAGGATGCGCTGCTTCTGCGGCGCCGGCAGCGGCGACACCTCGATCTTGACGGTCGCCGGGATGGTCGGATCGCCCTTGATGATCTCGTAGGCGTCCTGCATGACGCTCGCGACATCGGGGCCTTCATCGAGGATGATCTCGACGTCGATCTCGCCGACGGCATTGACCAGCACTGGCTTGCCGAAATTCGGGCTCTGCGGATTGCGATCGATGCCGACGCCGTTCAGTTGTATAAAATTGACGACCTTCTGGTCGTCGGTGACGCGCAGCCATCGCTCGGCGGTCCAGTATTGCTGCACGATGCCCCAGATGGCCCGATATACCCGCATCCGCCAGGTGCGATGTGCAAGGAGGAATTTGGATAGTTCAGCCAGGCCAGCCCGTTGCATGAGGTCGATTGCCACACCGGAATGTTCGGAGGGATCACCTTGAGCGAGTAGCGCAGGGTTAACATTGGCAAAGCTATCGATTTCATTTTTGGCCTCGGTGAGAAACTGCATCTGAGCTGCGAGATCGGTCGCTGCCGTTTCATCGACCTTGATCTTGTCGGAGAAGCCTGGGTTGATCTCGAGCCAGCCGTCGGCTCGAGCCCACTCGTTGCGCGACTTTTCGACGTCCTGGACAGCGCCCTTCTCCGAAATAATGCGGCGCGAATTCGAGATGTGCAGCGCCTTCGATCGGCGCATGTTGATTTCGTCCTGCGGGCCCTTGAGATTGCGCGGGAAGCCGTAACGGTCGGCGTCGTGATCGACGGCGGCGCTGAACATGATGAAGCGGCACATGGTGTCGCTGTTCTCGTCCCGAAAAGGCGAGACGCCTTCATCGAGCTTGACGTCGCCGACGAAAAAGCACCAGCACCAGCGCCCCTTGTGCTTGTACCAATGCTCGCAAAGCCGAATGCGCTTCTCCGATGTGTAGACCCACTTGATCTCCTGGTCGGAATGCGTGGTGACTTCGAAGCCGTGGTCGACGCCGGCGCGCAGCTCGTCTTCCTTCTCGGGGAACAGCTCGATCGCCGCCTCGATGTCGAGGAATTTGGCAATGCCCATGTAGCGCGCATCGGTAAAATCGGGCCGGCGCGAGCGCGGATCGTAGTAGAAATCCTCGCCGAAGATGTAGTCGGCGGTGACCTCTGGATCCGCAGGCTCGTTGCCAACCGGATTGGCCCTGTTGGCGAGCTTCAGCTCGATGCCGCCGATGCCCTCGATCGCGCAGCGCTCGGTGGCGTCGTGATCGAGCGTTCGCCAATCGATCTGATCGAGAACGGTGCGGATGGCCTGCGTTGCGACTGCGGCGCCGTCGTCATCGTTGGGCTTGCGGGGAAATGCTTTGGGATCCTGGCGAAGCTTCTCGACCAGGCCCATGATGCTATCGACTTTGCGATTGACCCGGTTGTAGACGACGACCGGCTGCCGGCGCTTCTTGAGGATCCTGATCTCTTCCGCGGTCCAGTGCGCGCCGTGATAGTAGTGCCGGCTCTGTTTTTGCTCCTCGATCTCGAGGATCTTGTTGCCGATGTAGTCGGTGTATTGGCGCCGCATTACCGACGTCGAGAGAAAGCCCGCGCCGTCGTCGTTTTCGTCGCGCGAGACGTCGATGGCATTGCGGCCAACTGGGTCCGACGTCATCACCGCGGCGATCGCGTTCTGCGCCATCAGGCGTTCCCCATCGGTTTGATGTTGCCGAGCGGCGTGATGAAGCCGAGGCGCAGGCCCGAGCGCAGCATCAGCTCGCGATGCTTAACCTCGCTGACAGGCGGGAGCTGGTAGGCGAGTGTTCGCCGATCGCTGCAGGCGAGCATCAGCCCGTGCAGCGACGGCTCGTGATCCCGCATGATCCAGCCGATCGCCTTCTGGGCGATGAACGCGCGCTGCTCGGGTGTCATTCCGGCGGCGGATCTGGCTCGACCGGATCTCGCGACAGTTCGTATTCGAACAGCGAGCGGATCTCGTCCAGCTCTTCCTGGGTGCGCGGGCTCGCGTGGTTGAACCCGTGCTGGTAGCTGTCGATGAGCGTATTGATCCGCTTGATCCGATCGGGCGCGAGCTGATCCTTGGCAGCCGCGCCCTGCCTCTGGTTGCGAGCCATGGCTTAAGCCTCGGCCTTCTCGGCAGCCTGCTCGGCGGCGCGAGCCTGGTCGATGGCAGCCTTTTGAGCGGCAGCCTTGCGGGCAGCCAGTTCCTCGGCAGCCTTCTTGGCGACCTTCTCTTTGATGATCTCGGCCTCGGTGGGCTTGCGCTCATACATCGGGTTGTAGAGCGGCTGCACCGGCGGCGCCTTCTCGGCTGCTTCCTTCTCAGCCGCGGCTTTGTCGGCTGCTTCCTTGTCGAGCTGCTCGCGCGTCACCCCGGTCAGCACCTCGCGCAGTTCATCCAGCTCGGCAGGTGTGCGCGGCGCTGCGCTCAACATGGCGTGTTCGTAGCGCTCGAGCAGGCTCTTGATGCGGTCCTCTTTCGACACCGGCGCTTCCTTGGCCTGGGCGTGTTCCCTCGTGTTCTCGCGTGTGGTCATGCGTCGTCTCCTGGTTGGATGCACTGCACCGCGGCGTCTGCCGCGGTGCTTGGTGCGTCGTGAGGTGTTCATCAGCGAACGTGTGGTCCGCTATTTTTTCTTCGACGGTGTCGGGACAGGCCCGGTCGGAATTGCGAACACAAACCATCCGGTTTCTGCCGTCCATCCGTACTTGATCGTCCAGCCAGGCACTGGCGGCACATCTGGCTTGGGCGGCGGGTTGCCCCATCCCCAGGGCGGCTCCGCAATCGGATTGCTCGGCATAGGATCCCAGCCAGCAATGAGGTCCGGCGGCGGTTCTGTTGGCGGCTGCTCTGGCCACTGACCAGTGCCGGGGTTCCAGCCTGCAATCGGCAGCGTCGGACGAGGATCACCTGGGCCCCAGATGATAAGGTCACCCGGCACTGCGCTGATCGGCGTGTCGCTCTTTGCGTAAAAGGTCATTCCGTTTCTCCAGTTGTTGGGGTGTAGTTGCATTCCCAGTCGAAAATTAAATGGTCTTGAAACTGTCGTAGACGTCTTCCTCGTGCAGTACCCGGTAGGCGTCCTTGGGTTGCTCTGGCACCGCCTTTTCCTTCTGCCAGGGCCGCGACATGCAGGCGTAACGCCACTCGTCAGCAGCGTGATCCTCGCCATCGCTGTCGAGATCTTCAGGCTTGGCCTGGTCGTGCTGCAGCACGGGGATGGTGCGGATGCTGTCGCGACAGGTCGAGAAGCAGTACAGCATCGGGCTGCCGGCGATGCCGATGAGCCTGGCGCGCATCTGATCCCATCCGCCCATGGCGCCGCGCTGGGGAACGCGCTTGTTGTCTGCCGGTCGAAACGAGATCAGGCCGGCGTGGAGCAGCGCCGTGTTGAGGCGCTCGGCGTGTGAGGGACCACCGTCCTCGGCAAACATCGAGGGATCGGCTACGCCGTAGGAGAGCTTGGGGTCTTGCTCTTCTCTGTCGATGATGCCGTCGGCGAGCTGCTCGGCGGTGAGCTTGAGCCCGATGTTAGGTGAGCTGGCCGTGTACCATTCGCGGTATCGGATAAGCGCGCCGCGCGGAATAGTGACCCTGCGGCCATCACTCGTGATCTGATGCTCATCGGCGGCGATCGCCCACCAGCCGATCGATGCGGGGTGATAACTGCCCCAGTCAGCCGATCGAAAGCGGATCCAATCTTCCGGCACAGCGAACGGATCCAAGACATGCTTGTGCGTCTGCCAGCAGTCGAAGAAGGCGCCCTCAATGACGTCCCAGTTGCCGAAGCGCATGGCGGCAACGAGTTCTTTGGAGCCGAGGCCCTCGAGCCGAGCCTCGTAGCCAGGGTCGTCGGCCAGCATGCTCGGATTATCATCGAGCCTCGCGGGGATGAACTGGCGCTTCATGCCGCCCTCCTCTGGCGGCATCTTGCGGATGGTGTTTGGCAGCGCCGGCGAGACGAAGGAGGTCTTGACCCAGAGATGGCCGATGTTGCCGGGGTTTGCGCTGCACAGAACTCTGGGGAAGCGCCCCGCATACTCTTCTGGCAGCTCGATACCGACCATTCGCACACGGTTACGGAGAAAACGGTACATGTGTTCGAGAAAGTGCGTCAGCTCATCGATGAGCAGAACGTGAATTTCAGCGCCCTGGTACTTGTAGACGTCCTTGGCGTCCTTGCAGTGGCACAGATAGATGCGCGAGCCGTTCCAGAAGCGGATCTCATCCTCGACAATGGTGACGATGCCGGCGCTGCTCCAGCTCGCCAGCATGGCGCGAAAGCCCTTGGGGCCCTCCATGTGGTTCTTGATCAGATCGGGCAGCAGGCGCCGGAAAAAATAGACCTGGAGGCCTGGAATTTCAGCGCACCAGGAGATCGCCGCCGCGCGCATCAGGTGCGATTTGCCGCCGCCGGCGGCGCCACCGTACAGGATCTCAGTGGCGAGACTTAGAAACGCTATCCATTGCCTCGGGTGCAAGTCGTCCATTTGTAGGTGGAGACTTTCGACCGAAACTGATCGTTGCGCGCTTTGGAATGCCATCGGCAACCTTCAGATTGACGTTCTCTTCGAACATGCCGAGGTGGCGCCCGAGATCGACCAGCGCAGCTCGCTTGTCGTAGAGCTTGATGGTGACGCCCTCCCTGTTCTGCTTGACCTCGGCGATCGCCGCGGCAGTGTCGTCGTCAAGATCCTTGGCGCTGACCAGGCGAACATGGTTGGAGTGGATGTGGCGCACCACCAGGACATCGCCGCCCTCGTCGTTGTCTTGCTCCTCGACCAGGGCGCCAGACCAATCGACCGCCTTGCGGATGTCGGAGAAGCCGATCTTGGCCAGTTCCTTGACGACCTTCTCGACGGTGACGCCGACGGCAGCCGCTGCGGCGCCCAAGATCTCCTTCACGCGCGCCTGGATCCCTGGCCGGTTGGCGAGCTTGTAGGCATTGCTGTCGTCGCGCTTGTAGCCGGCCAGCTCATGGGCATCGACCGCGGTTTTGCCCGCGGCCAATCCCTGCGCCAGAAGCTCGTGCCGCGTATTTTTAAGCACACTCACGCGGCTTGCCGTTCGCTCGCATCGATGTTGCTCATGGCACGAGCCTCGTGCTTGGCCTTGTAGGCATCATAGGCAGCCACGGCCTCGCGTCTGGTCTTGAAATCGCCGAGGAAGTGCTGGCGACCGTCGATCGAGATGCGGACCTTGTAGTACCAATAGGTCCGCACCTTGCCTTTGCGTGTTCCTCTGCGAAAAACGTAGCGCACCTTGAATTTCGACACACCGGGAGCGCTCTTCATAATCTGCTCCATTGTTGCGAGGTGCCTATGCTGCAGGCGACCTCTTTGGTTTACGCTTCATCAGCATCGCCATGCCGAGCATGGCGCTTCCAAACAGCCAGGCCGCACCTGGCAGCGGCACCGCCGAGAAGGTGGCAAGATCGCCGCCATATCCCGAGCTGCCGTTAGCGATGCCGCTGATGTCGAGGAAGTAGCTGCCGGGCCCGAGAACGGCAGAGCCGGCAAAGCCCTGACAGTTGGGCACCAGCACACAGGCTGTTGCCATGACAGGACCGATCTCCACCACATTGCCGAGGGTGCCTGGAGGCGGTGTGCCCAAGACCACCGAGCCAGTGAAGTTGGTGATGAAGTCGGATGGCTGCGCGTAGACGTTGGTCACCGATGTGATCGTCAGCGTCATCGCGTGGTCGAGCGTGAACGTGTACTGGTCGTCAAAGGCCCCGTTGAGGGTGCCGAGCGAGTGGTTGAAGGCGCCCTCGGTCGAGGTCGGATCGAGGCCAAGGCTATTGATGACCGCCGCGTTGCCCGACACGCACATCCCCAGCACGGCGACGGCAGCAAGTAGAAGTTTCTTCATGGTCTCTTCCCTTACAAAGAAAGTGGGTTGCCTCAGACTGCGGCTTGCGTCGCAACCTTAGTTTTGCGTCGGCTGAGAACAGTCAGACCGATAAGACCGCTACCGAACAGCCAGACGGCTCCAGGAAGCGGAACGGCAGAAACCGCGACGTCGATGCGGTTGTGTTCGAAATCAGTGATCGTGCCACCAACGTCGAGCAGCGCCAGCGTCGTCATCACCTCACCGTTGATCGCGGTGAGCGTGAAGCCGGACTGCGCGTTCGGATCGATCGTGCCGAGATCGAAGGTGAAGGTACCGTCAGTCGCCGTCACCGACAGATGCACATCGCCGGTGCCCTTGAGCGAGAACACCTGCGTCGTGGTGCCGACCTCAAAGGTGTTGGTCGGGTCTTTGACGTCGATGATGATGCCAACGGTGTTGTCGATCTTGATGTCATTGCCGCTGGCCGCACCCGTAAAGCCGGTGTCCAAGCCAGTGTAGTCCACGACATCGATGTGCATCCCGTTGAGATGGCCGACAGCAGAGTTGGTGCTGACGCTGTCGGCGATCACGTTGTCGCCGGTGCCGCTCAAATGCGGGTCAAGCAGAACGTCAGCTCTCGCGGCCCCCGTCGCGAGCAGTGCGATCATTGCAATCATTGCGAAGAGTGTTTTCATGGTTCAGCCCCTCATGCGTTTCATTTGCTTGTCTGAGATCGCGCCGCGCTTGTGCAGCCCCTGTGCTTTGCGCTTGACCGAATAGGCGATCGCGACTGCCTGCTTCACTGGCTTGCCGGCATGCACCTCGGCTGACACGTTCTTGGAGAACGCTGGCTTGGATGCTGATTTGGTCAGTGGCATCTCAAGATCTCCTGCGCGTCATAGGCGCACTGGCAGCAGCTCGTCAGTCACGGATGGACGATGAAACCAAAATCATGCCAGCCGAGCAGAAAGAACAGGATCAGGATGATGATGTCGCTCGCAGGTGCAAACCATGGTGGCGCTCGCTCCCAACGACGACCGAACACCGCGATGATCCACAGCAGCATGATGACCCAGAAGATGAGACCGATCGGCATGGTCAAGCTCCATCAGGTGGTGGCACCGCCGCAGGCGTAGCCACAGACGCGCCCGCAGCTCCTGCATCGCCGGCGGCGCCTGCAGCTCCTGCGGCGCCCTGGCTCTGTGTAAAACCTTTGATGCGGTTCAGCACTGCGTTGGAAATCACTCCGCGCTTGTGCAGGCCGGCGACCTTGGCGTTCTGCTCGACCTGGTCCTTGGCGTGAGCTGCGGCTTTGCCGAGGCGCCCCCTGTCGCCCTTGATCTCCTCGGCCTCGCGCAGGGTGCGCGCGTCACTCTCGGCGCGCCATTTCTCGTCTGAGGGCGCCGTCTCGACTGCCTTCGCCTTCGCCTTCGCCTTACCTTTGGCCATTGTTCAGTCTCCCGAATTGCTCGTCGCTGATCAGGCCGCGATCGTGCAGCTCACTGAGCGCATCAGCCGCAACGCCGCCGGCAATGCCGTACATTGGAGCCTTCTTGAGAACGCGCAGTCGCTCGACCTCTGCTGGCGATCGGCCTGTGAGCCTCGAGGTGCGCTCGATCGCCTCGTTGACATGCGAGATCATCGGGCCCTCGTAGGCGAAGGGCTGTCGTTTCTCGGGCGGCTTTGCAGCCTGCTCGATGTCCCACTTGCGCTTTTTCTCGCCAGCCCAGGCGACGTCCTGCACATCGCGCGGCACGACGCCGAGATCGCTTGCGACCGAGTGACCAACCTGTGCAGCCGGGCCGTACCAGGTCGGCTCTGTCATGCCTGGCTTGACGATGCCCGACATCTGCTCGTCGGTCGTGAACGCATTCGGATTGCCGGTGAAGGCCGAGGAGAAATCCGCGCGCTTGGGATTGGCAACGCCGAAGCCTGGTGCGCCTTCGTCGGCCCAGCGCTGATACATGCCGATGTTGGTGCCGGCATAGCGACCGCCGATCGGGAACGGCATCTTGTAGGAAGCTTCCGGCAGCCGTCTGCCGGCGGCGGTTTCGAAATTGGCGTAGTGCGACATCAGGTAATTCGGCGTCGGCGCTGCGCCGCCTGTTGTCGCCGCCATGCTGTCAGCAAAATCGCTCTTGAAAGCTTTGCGGCCTTCCTCGGGGCCCAGGTGTGCGACGTAGCTGTCCTCGAGCTGCTTCATCGCATACCAGTCGTTGGCGCCTGGGATCTGTGTGCCGGCGTTGTAGGCCTCGACCATGCGAGCGCGAGCTTCCGGCGTGTCGTACGTCTGCTGCCACTTTTCGAGTGTTGCCTCCTTCATCGGATTAGCGCGACCGCCTTGCGCGGTCGTCATGTCGATCGGCGCCGGGTAATTCGAGGGGTCAACGTGGCCTCGCTGCGCCGGATCGAAGAACGGCTGGTAGCCGTTGACGTCCATGTCGCGCTGGATGACCGCTCGATCGCGCTGGAATTCTGTTGCCTCCGGTGTGAGCTGCTTCGACCAGTATGCATCGCCGGCATCGACGCGCTTCTGAGCTGCGGTCTGCGATCGGAAATTGATCTCCTGGCCAGTGGTCTTGTCGATCAGCACCGGCGGGCCGATGTCGGGATACTGATCGCTAAACTTTGTCCACTTGCCGCGCAGCGCCTCGGCCTGGGCGTGTAGATCCGGATCCGGAAGGAAATCCTGGCCGAGCTGCTGGCTCTGCTGCTTCTGCACCGCGGCAGCCTCGCCTTCACGAGCCCACTGCGATTGATCGAGCAGCATCTCCTCGCGAGCCGGCATGCCGAGCCGACCGCCCATGACGCCGAGCGCACCCTCGGGAACGCCGGCAACCGACGGTGCGACACCCATAACTGCCGCGTTGAGGACTGGACCTGCGTTGTAGTCGCCGCCGGTGCGGAGATTTTCGGATTGTTCGAACGCGCCTTTCGCCATCTGGTTGGCGCCGGCAATCATCGGCGTCACCGGATCCTGGTTGACGTATTCCTGCGGCGATGTGGTGCCGAAATTCGCACCAGGCACCTGCACACCGCGCAGATAGTCGAGCAGACTGTCGGCAAAGCCTGCCATCACTCACCTCGAACAGTTCCGGAGGACGTCAGCCTTGGACCCCTTATGGAGGCGCTGAATGAGGACGCCCGCTCGCCAAAGCAGGCTGACTTTCTGGGAGCTGCCGAGGCCTCCGGGCCCCGACAGAGGATGGGCGAGCAAAGTGGTAGCGACGGGCTTATGGGACGACCTGCCGCCGCCCTACGCAGAATTGAGTTGTTTTTGAGCGCACGAACCCAGCGGGCAGAGCGTTGGCTCAATGCCGGCTGGGTGTTCGTCCACCGGACGGCAACGCCATCTTCGTGCCCGAGGGTCGCGCCTGTCTGGAGTTGCGGCGGGAGCATTAACTCGCCTCCTCCAAAAAGCAAGCGTCGATCTCTGTGTTGATGATGCCGCCGAAGAACTCGAGCGCGATCTTGGCGCGCTTCTTCGATGACGCCGCGCGAAATCTCGCGATGAAATTCGTGAACGGTCCCTCGGCAATTCGATAATGCTCGCCGACCTTGAACGTCGTTGCCGGGATCGTAAAATCAAATGCCCCAGCGTTTTCTGAGCGCCGCAGACGCTGGATGTCCTCGGTCTTCACGCGCATCGGCACGTTGTTGTTGGTGAGAATTGAGCTGACGCCGTCGATGTCGCCGATCTTCTCCCAGGTGCCGTGATGGCGATCGGTGTCGAAAAACGCAAAAACGTAGCCTGTGAATAACGGCCACACCGCGATCACCTTGCGCCGCGCGATCGTGCGATGGCGCCGGCAGCGCGGCACATAGGTCAGGAAGCCGAGCTTTGCGATTTCGTCGGCGACATCGAATTCGGCCTGCTGGCGCACCGTGGCGACGTACCAGGAGCAGCCGAGCGGGAAGCTCATCGGGATGAGCGCCGTCATGCGACTTTGGCTCCCGCTATTTTGAACCACCGGCCCTGATCGGTCGTGTTCGGCTCTTCGCCGACGACCTCGCGATAATCCTGGGCGTAGGCTTCGTAGTCGGCTGTCCCCTTGCGGAGGTAGATGTGCTGTTTGTCGTCCGAGACCGCACCGTGTCGTGGCGCCTTCACCCTCTTCACATCCAGATCGGTAACATCCGGTGACGAGCTAGCTGGTCCTGTTTTCGATGAGACCTCGCGAGTGTTCGCCGAGGCCTCGCGCCCCAGGTTAAGGTCCATGGTCCTAGGTCCAGGGTTAAGGTCCGTAGTCGAGGCCTCATCGAGCTTTCGCGGAGGGCTCGCGAATTTCGGCAATCTCGATCGTGTTGGCCTGTCGATCTTCTGGTGATCGAGCCAGTCGTGGATCTCTAAGTATTTGGATCCGTTGACCTCGTAGAGCTTGATGCAGCCGCCTGCCTCGAGTTCTCTGAGCCAACTATCGATCAAATCTGGAGCATCGAGGTCATAAGGGTAGAGAAGGCTCGCGAGCATTCGCGATGCCGCGCGAGCCCTCCCCTCGTCGTCGGCGAATGTCCACAGCAGGACGAACAGCAGCCTTGCCTCCCTCGAGAGCCTCCCGATTTTCTCATTTTGCGGGAACTCAGGTTTGATAGTTCTGATCCTGCCCATAGCGCTCTGATTGAGGTGTGAGGTCGTAGAGTTGCCGGGTGCGCGCGGCGAGCTGCGGGAGCGTTTTGCCCTCGAGGCCCTCCTCGAGCAGTTTGACGCGCAGCCAGTGATTACAGTTGACGGCGTAGACGACCGTCGTGTGGTCTTTGGCGAAGGCGCGGCCAATTTCGCAGAGGTTTTGTTTTGTGAGCAGCCTGGCGAGGATCAAGCCGCTGTGCCTGGCGTGAACCAGCGACCAGTGGCGCCGCTGAGACAGCAGCTCGAGCCTGGTGATCTCCCAGGCCACGCAAATCGCTTGCTGGATGGCGCTGGTCTTGAGCGCCTCCTCGCCGAGCTGCGGTCGCGGTGGCGGCGAGTGCAAAATTACCGGGAACGGTACTCGCCGCGGCTCCCGACTTTCTCTGCGCTTGGCGATGACGGTGCTGGCGTTGCGTCTGACGTCGGCGGCGGTCTTGCAGGCATCCTGGTCGCTTTGGAGGTGAGACATTGGTGAATTCCGGCTGCGGGGAGTTTCACGGGAAACAAAAAGCCGCGACGAATTCGCCGTCGCGGCCTCATGCAGCTTCGTCTGGTCTCTCAAAAAACCATTTATCGTGCCAGCGCAGTCTGCGCGCGCGAACTGCCTGGCGGATGAGCCTGAGCTGCTCGCGATCGGGCTCAAGCTCCCCCGTCTCCCAGCGCGAGACGGTCGCCTGCGATGTCTTCACGATCACCGCAAAGGCCGCTTGCGACAGGCCTAAAATGTCACGACGGATGTAAGCGAGGGGGCTCATCACCCGGCATAATACGCATCGGTATCTGCACGGTCAACGAAAAATGCAGTTGCGTATTTGAAGCAAATCATGCATGGGTGCATTAAATCGAGCCATGACCCTGCCGATGATTATTCGAAAAATACTCGAGGCGACCGGCTGGACCCAGCACAAACTGGCGGCTGAATTGAATGTACAGCAACCAACAATCTCGCGTTGGTTGAAGGGCTCGGAACCTAAATTTCGGCAGCGCAACAAGATTTTCGAATTAGCTAAAAAGCATGGCCTTGTCGACGGTTCCGGATCACTGGAACGTGACTTCACGGTTCAGGTCGTCGGGACTATCGGTCGGAACGGGGAAATAAATTTCGACATAGCGGCGGGGAAAAACGGCAATGAATTCGGAGGGGCTCCGATGCCGCCCAAGCCGATCTCCCCAACTATGGTTGCCGTGGTCATGCGCGGCGACGGCATGGCCGGCCAGATCGAGGACGGCTGGACCGTCTACTATGACCCAGGCCGTCTGCGTCGGCCAGAGGAGCTGCTGGGCAAGCTCTGCGTCGTCAAGGTGACATCTGGGCCGGCTTTGATCAGGCGACTGCTTCCAGGCCGCTCTGCGGGCCTCTACGCCCTGATCGCCAACAACGCCGCCCCCCTGTACGACCAGGCGCTGGATTGGGTGACACCAATCGCCTGGATACTCCCTACCTAAATACTACAACCCCTCGTTTAGTCATTAAATATTTACCGCCGGCTATGCGCTCCCGCATTGACCTGTGGATGCACATGCGTATTATACGTCCTTCAGCCGAGGGACGGGACCATGACCATCGCTACCATCCGACTGCTCGACGGGCGCCAGGTCGCCTCGAACCATCGTGGCGCTGCCGGCCTCACCGCGGACAACACCTGGAGCTGGATCCTCGACTGTCTTGCCGCCGAGCTTGATTGCCGGCGCGCCGACATCAGCATCATCGAGGCCGACGACGACGAGCCGCGCGATCTCATCGCGATCAACGGCATCCCGGTCGCCTATCTCCAGGAGCAGCCATGAGCGTCCACCAGTTCTCAGAATTCGCCACCTGGGATCGCGCGCGCGTCGATGTCGAAGTGCATCTCAACGCGCTCGATGACATCTCCGTCAAGCTCCTCGAGCTGTTCAAGACCACCGCCGGCGTCCGCGCCATTCGCATCAATCGCCGCCAGCTCATTCAAATCGCGATCAGGCTTCAAGACATTGCACTCGATGTGCAGCCGCCAATGGGAGGTCACGATGGCCAACCAGACAACCACCACAACTAAAACCAAGGATGAACCGATGGGACAAGTGAGGCAGGACTACTTCGACACGCTCGGCACCAAACTGCCGAGCGTGACAACGATCTTGGGGCGCTTCAAGGAAAGCGGCGGGCTGATCTACTGGGCCTTTAAGGAAGGCTGCACCCAGGGCGAAGAGCGCGGCGCGGCGCTCGCCAACGGCCAGCCGGTCGTTGCCTTCAACCTCTACCGCGACAAGGCGGCTGACGCCGGCACGATCGCGCACGAGCTGGTGCATGGCTTCCTGCGCGGCCTCGAGGATCAGCCGATGTTCGACGCCATCGACGCCGACGAGATGGTCAAGGGCAAAGCGATCTCGGCCTACGGCGCCTTCCAGAGCTGGATGTCATCGACCAAGATCGAGGTCAATCACGCCGAGGTGCCGCTCGTCTCCGAGCGCTACAAGTTCGGCGGCAGGCTCGATGCGATCGGCACACTCAACGGCCAGCGCATCCTGCTCGACTGGAAGACCAGCAACTCGGTCTACGTTGACTACACGCTGCAGCTCGCAGCCTACAAGCAGCTCTGGGACGAGAATTATCCAGACAGCCCGATCGAAGGCGGCATGCATCTGCTGCGCTTCGCCAAGACCGAGGGTGACTTTGGTCACCATCATTTCCCGCAACTCGATCAGGAGCTGGTCGCCTTCTTGAAGATGCGCGACCTCTTCGATCTCACCAAGCAATGCGAAAAGAGGGTGAAATAATGGAACAGTCTACCATCGACCGCGGCGAGGCTCTGCCGCCGTCCATCGTGCCCAAGGGCATTGCCTCGGCGACACTCATCGCCGGCAATCGCCCGAAGGCCATCGTGCCGACCGATCTCGAGCAGATCTGGCGGCTCGCCACCATCATCATGAAGGCCAACATGGCGCCGAAGGATTTCAACAACGCGGAGAAGATCACCGTGGCGTTGATGCACGGCCTCGAGATCGGCCTGCCACCGATGATGGCGCTGCAGCGCATCGCCGTCATCAACAACCGGCCCGCGATCTGGGGCGATGCGGTGCCGGCGCTCGCGCTCGCCACCGGCCAGGTCGAAGACTGGGAAGAGCGCATCGACGGTGATGGCGACAACATGGTCGCCACCTGCCGCGTCAAGCGCAAGGGCGTTCGCACTCCGACCGAGCGCTCCTTCTCGGTCGCCGACGCCAAGAAGGCGCGGCTCTGGGACACCAGGGAAAGGGTGATGCGCAAATCGAAGGACGGCGGCACCTACGAGACCTACAACGACAGCCCCTGGTACAAGTACCCGAAGCGCATGCTGCAGATGCGGGCGCGCGTTGCGTTCCGCGATCTGTTCGCCGACGCCATGGGCGGTCTCTACATCGCCGAAGAGGTCATCAACGGCGATGAGGCCGAGCCGATCGACGTCACGCCGGCGAAGACCAACGGCAAGCCCAAGCCTGGTGACATCGACTATGTCAACCTGAGCATTCCGGCGGCGAACGAGGCTAAGGCGCGACGAGCTGCCGCACACAAGGTCACGAGCCAGGAGCAATACGACAAGCTCGAGCCCGCCGGCGTCACGCCGCTGACCATGTCGCAGGAAGCCGCAGTCGCGCTCGCCGAGGCCGGCGATTACGCGGCCAAGCTCGAGCCGATGGTCACGGGCAAGCCGCTGCCGCCGACCATCAGCCGCAAGGTCACGCAGCCGACAACGCCGGCGGTGCCGGCGCCCAAGCTCGAGCAGGACGACGATGGGCTCGACATCCCGATCGGCCTGCGCCGCGCGCCTGTTGCTGGGCTGATGGTTGACGCCAAGAAATTCAAGATCTGGCTCAACGATCGGTTCACCGAGCTGCAGACGCTCGCTGAGATCCGCGCCATCTGGAGCGACCTGGTGGTGCCGCGGCTCAGGGACGCCAGCGACGACGTCCATGCGGATCTGATGGAGATCCTGGAATTCCACGAGAGGCGCGTGATGGGGTAACCAAGGCGATCTTCACATACCGGGAGGCCCGCGCTCACGAGCGCGGGCTTTTCCCGTGCGACGACGAGGGCCTCGAGATCCTGTCTCGGCTCAAGCTCGGCAGCGAGGTGCGCGGTGAAATCCGGCAGACCCGCTACCCAAAACACCACCGACTATTTTTTGCCATCCTTAAGTTTGTCCAGATGCATTGCCCGCGGTTCGAGCATCGCTCGATCGAGGCGATCAAGCTCGCGATCAAGCTCGCCACCAACCTGGTGACGCTGCAGATCGATGAGGAGACCGGGCGCCTGGTCTACCTCGTGAAGTCCATCTCCTTCGACGCCATGGATCAGATCCGGTTCAACCGATTTTTTGACGACGCCTGCATCGTCATCGCACAGCGCTGGATGCCGGAAGGCACCGCGCCCGAGGATGTGCGCGCCGAGCTGCTCAAGATGATGGAAGGCCCTTATCAGTTGCGGAACCTGCCCACCACACCGGCTCGTGAACCTCGCCGAGAGGCCTGGCTGCGTGAGCCGCTGGCGACAGTGGGAGTGACCAGGGAAAGCAAGGGGTATCGCAGCGAGGATCCGTGTTCACAGGGGAGCTGCGACCCCACCCTTTCGGAGCCAGTCGCATGATGAAACGCCCACGCATTCACCGGCCCAAGCATCTCGAGTTCATCCGCAGCCTGCCCTGCATCGTCAGTGGCGACAACCTCACCGTCGAGGCAGCTCACATCCGGTTTGGCGATCTGCGCGCCGACAAGCGACCGACGGGCCTCGGCGAGAAGGCCGACGACATGTGGACGCTGCCACTGTCAGGCGAGATGCACCGCCTGCAGCACACGATGGACGAGCGCAAATTCTGGCAGCATGTCGGCATCGATCCGATCTTCTATGCGCTGGCGCTCTACGCCGTCAGTGGCGATCACGAGCGCGGCGCCCGCATCATTTTTGCCGCTAAGTGCGAGGCCGATTGCCCGCCAACGCTACTCTTGCCGCCATTGGAGGTGCCAGCATGACTGCACAGATTGTGCCGCTATTACGCGCGGATCGATCCATCAAGGAGATCATCGACGCCATCCACGAGCAGTTCGGCCTGGCGGACGCTGCGGGCAAAAGGGCAGACCGCGCCCGCATCAACGCCGGCATGATGTTGAACGACCTCCGCAAGCGCGTCGAGGCCGGCGAGGTCGGTGAAAATATCGATTGGTGGGAATGGTATGACGACCGCTTCGTTCGCAGCAGGAAGGATGCCCGCAAGGTCATGAACCTCGCCAGCGCCGAAGATCCAGACGCGGCTCTGGCAGCGGAGCAAGAAGCCAACCGCGAAGCCAAAGCAAGGGAACGGCAAAAAGGCGCTGACGTCAGCGCCTCCAGCGAAAACAAGGAGTTAGTCACCCACGCCCTGCGTCTCGTGGAAGAGATGGACGCGAACCAACGGCGGCGATTTTTCGCTGCATTGAGGAGCCGATATGCATACTCACAAGAGGACGATTGAGGCGTTGACGTTGGCCGTTCACGTTCACGAACGCGACATTGTGGAAGGCGAGTGCCGTGCGCCAAGTCACTGCATGGAGAAAATCGCCATCGAGCGCGCTCTGCGCCTGGTCGACCCGAAGACGGATCACAAGGTGCGGGTTGATAGCAGTGGCGTCAAATTTAATTATGACGGCTATCGCTTCACCGCACCACTGCCGCCAGTAACAAAGCGCGCCATGCTCTTGTTCGACAGCGAAGAGGTGCTGCAAAAACGAGCTGAAAAAACTGGCGAAGCGTTCCAGTCGAAGGTCAGGCCACATCGATACAAGCTGATCGCGGTCAAGGGCACCAAAATTATCCCAATGACACCGGAGCGGCAAAAGCAGATCAACGAGGCCCGCCGCCGGCGCATCGCAGCCGGGCACCCCGACAAGCAGGCCTACACGCTGCACGAGCGCGTGATTGGTATGGCGACGAGTGTATAGGAGGCGCGCATGAGACAGTTGCTGCGGAGGTTCACGGCCAAGACTGACGCCGAGGTGTTCACGCTCGCCGAAGGCCGCGTCAGGATCGTCTACCCGGCAGCCTTGAGCGGCGAGAGCCTCAAAGATCTCGCCGACTATCTCGACATCTTCCTGCGTAAGGCGCAGCGGCTGTCGGATGATCCGCACGATTTCATGCCGCCGAAGGCGCCGCAGACGCAAGCAGAGGCTCTGCTGCAAGCAGAGGCGCTGCAGAGAAACTCGCCGTGATGCTGACCAAGATCGCCGGCTTTCCCGATCGAGCTGACGCCGTGCCAGGCATGGCTTATTTCCGTGGCACCGGCCCGTTCGCGACGACCTGCGGGAGCTGCACCAATCACGGCTACATGCGCCAGGCCGCGAGCGGCAAGCTCTACAAGGTTTGGGGCTGCTTGGCCTATAAGAAGCTCACCGGGCGCCACGGACCCGAGGTTGCGAGGGAGAACGAGAGCTGCAAGTACTACGAGCGCAAAAAACCGAAATGACGAGCTGTGGCAGGCCCGTCCCCCGGCCTCATCCCAGGCCCCCCGCGCCTGCCATTGGCCACCGGCGGGGAGCGTCCGTAACAACGCATCCCCGCCGCGTGAGCCGCAAGGACTGATGATGAAAAACAATGCCGCCAGACTGGACGATGATCTGCTCGACGTCGGCGAGGCCGCGCGGCTGCTGCACCTCAAGCCCAGCACCCTCAATTCGTGGCGGGTCTACGGCAAGGGACCGCGCTTCGTGCGCCTGGGCCGCGCCGTGCGCTACAACAAAAACGATCTCGCCGCCTATGTGGCGGCGAGAACGACACAATCGACCTCCGAGCCGCAGGCTTAAGCCGCCGGGCGCCGCCGCTTGAGCTGCACCACATTACCGCCGCCACGAGGGCGGGTGATCGAGACAATGTGCGCGCTGAGGCACTCGAGCGCCCGCTGCTTTTCCTTCTTGTAGTTGTAGATGTCGTAGGTGCGGCGCAGCCCTGGCAGGATGTGGCCCAAGACCCGCTCGGCGTGATCGGGCGTGACGCCCTGGTCCGACATGCCGCTCATCAGCGAGCGCCCAGTGCGGCGCAGATCGTGCCAGGTCCAGGCCCGCATGGCGTGGTGCTTCTTGGCCTTCCTGATCTCGGCGAGCTTGCGATCGACCTTGGCCTTGACAACGCTGGCGAGCGCCAGCGGCTTGTCGCCCCCGATCGAGAACACCAGCTCGCCGTCGCCCTCGCCGATCGCGGCGAGCGCCGCATCGGTGAGGTGGCAGAGGTGGGCGACCTTGGTCTTGCGGTTGCGCTCGCGCGGGATCAGCCAATCATGGCCCTTGATTTCCGCGCGCCGCATCTCGGTGACCTGGCGCAGCCGCATGGTGGTGAACATCAGCGTGTGGGCGGCGGCGCGGTGCAGCGGATGGATCTTGTTCTCCTCGACCAGCTCATCGAGCGCCTGCCACAGGTCGGCGATCTCGTCGTCATCGAGGACGCGATCGCGGGCGCGCTCGAGCGGCTTGATGCGCGCCATGCCGCGCACCAGCGGCGGGGTGAATTTTTCATCGCGGATGGCATGCCAGTTGAAGGCCTTGCGAACATAGGCCAGCGTCCGGTCGGCTGTGGTGTCGGAGCCCTTGGCGGCGATCTTATCGAGCAGCGCCACGATGTCGGCGCGCCTGAGATCGTAGATGATGGTGTCGCCGATCGCGGGCCGCACATGTTTGTCGAAGAAGAATTTCTTGATGTGTTCGCCGGAAGCCAAGCTCTTGAGGTGCCCTTCCGCGAAACGATCGAGCAGCACATTGACGGTCATGCCGTCGCGGGCGCGGATGGTCTTGCGCTCTTCGACAATATCGGCGCCGCCGGCGACCTTGCCTTGCGCCTTCATGGCCTCGATGCGCGCCTGCTCCGGCGTCACCTTGCCGTAGACGCCGAGTGACTGCTGTTGGCGGACGCCCTTCTCGTTGCGATAACGATAGATGAAGATCACCGTGCCCGAAGGCAGTCGCTTCGCGGTGAAGCCGACGATCTCGCTGTCCGACAATCTGTCGTCTTTGCCGCTGCCGGCTCTGAGCGCATCGACGCTCGTTTTATTGATCTTGGTTTTCACTTTTGCATCCTCTGGTTCGGATCACTTGATGTTTGCTCAGTTGAATTTCGTGCCCCCGTGCCCCCGGTGTGCCCCCAAAACGACCCCAACGCAAGCAAAAACGACAGCACAGCGTCATACTGCATAATAGTCGTTTTAGACAGTGTTTCCGGGCCTTTTTGCAATTATCGAGATTTTTCTAAGAAGTTAACAAATGGGCCCGGATCGGATCCAAGATAAAGT